GTTCCTGATGGTGTGGCGATGACGGGTACCGGTAATCCGTTCCTGATGTCGTACTTCACTCAGACCACTGACGGCAGAGTGAATCTGATGCATCACAGGAAAGCCGGAAACACGAAGCTGGGGGAGTTCGGCGATTACGGTAACGACTGGCAGACGCTGGAGCTGGTGTTCACCGCCGGCAGTGCCACGGTTACTCCGAAACTGAATGGAGTGGCTGGCCCGGCATTCCAGGTTATAAAAGACAGTCTGACACTGGGACTGAATGCGCTGACGGATGTTACAAAAAATGCAGCGTATGGCGTTGAGATAGAAAGTCTGGTGCTGGAGATAAATGCACCGGCAGCATAATAAAAAAAGAGCCAGCGACTGACCTGAAAGAAGACGCTGGCTAAAAGGCCTTATATGTTTGTAGAGACTTATTTTTCACAGACAGCAATGATGCCTGTCAATATATTATCAATATGCGGATTGTTTCAGTTACAGATGCTTTATTAAGGAAAAAAACAGCCAGCACTGACTTTCGGTGGAGAGGTGCTGGCTCAGAAGGATAGTTGGATTTCACATGATACTTATGCCTGGCGGTATATTTTCTGACAGACAGTGACGGGTGTTGTCAAGATATTGTGTCATTTATAACCTGAATCAGGGGAGGCCGGAATGTTATCTGGCATTTTTAGCAGAGCCTGAATGCCATAATCACGGCTCCCGGAGTTGGCCGTCAGTGGGTGACACTGGCGGTTTTTTTGTTTTTCTTTACTTTCATTTTCTGTCGGCGGTGACGGAGACATACATCAGATGGAAAAAATCACAACAGGTGTGTCATACACCACGTCAGCGGTGGGGACGGGATACTGGTTACTGCAGCTGCTGGACAAAGTCTCTCCGTCCCAGTGGGTGGCAATAGGTGTGCTGGGGAGTCTGCTGTTTGGCCTGCTGACGTATCTGACAAATCTTTATTTCAAGATTAAAGAAGATAAGCGTAAGGCTGCACGGGGAGAGTAATTCAATGACTCAAAACTATGAACTGATTGTGAAAGGGATCCGCAATTTTGAGAATAAAGTTACGGTAACCTTAGCGTTACGGGACAAAAAACGCTTTGACGGTGAAATTTTTGACCTGGACATCTCGCTGGACCGTGTTGAAGGTGCCGCGCTGGAGTTTTATGAGGCAGCAGCCAGAAGGAGCATCAGACAGGTCTTCCTGGATGTTGCTGCCGGGTTATGTGAAGGGGGTGAGCAGTCGCCGGAAAAGCGCCCCATAATTTTAGAGGCGCAGAATGTGTGGATAACCTACAAAGGAAAGCTACCGGGAAGAATTACTGGTTCTCTGAAGACTCCACCGGCGGCATTGCGGTCAGAAAAAGACGATATTGAATCGCCCATTGAAAAACTGGAGGGCAGAGTCGCTGATCTGAATAAAAAATTGTCGGTGCTGATCCCTTCTGAAGATGAAAAAAAACGCCGCGATGAGCAGTTTGCGGCGTTTTACGATTATTGCATTGAGGTTACTCGCAGGAATTTTGTGAAGATTTTTGAGGAGGGTAAATCTCTTCAGTAAGCTTAATGGCGGACTCTGCAATTAATTCTGGAAGGTCCGCAAGGTCATCTGTCAGTGGGAATGATGAAAAATCGGCGGCAGTTCTGTTAAGAATTGTTTTAACGAACTCCTTTTCATTATCCGGCAACAAGTTGATTAGAGCCACGACAGCTTGCCTGAGTGCGATTAAATCAGCAAAAGTTTGTTTTGGTAGATTTGGATAATCCATAGTCACCTCTGTGTTTATCAGATTGACATACCCTGGCCAGTGCCCACCACTGGCGGGGTGAAGGCTTAACATATCCAGGGATTCGGAACCGATAAATCCTGATAAATATCCATGAACGCAAAAATCAAATACGGCCTGTCGGCTGCCGTTCTGGCGCTGATTGGTGCAGGGGCGTCTGCGCCTGAAATCCTCGACCAGTTTCTGGATGAAAAGGAAGGTAACCACACCACGGCATACCGTGATGGTGCGGGTATCTGGACCATCTGCCGTGGAGCCACCCGGGTGGATGGTAAGCCTGTTATTCCTGGCATGAAACTGACGAAGGAAAAATGCGACCAGGTTAACGCTATTGAACGTGATAAGGCGCTGGCATGGGTGGAGAAAAACATCCGGGTGCCGCTGACCGAACCCCAGAAAGCGGGGATCGCGTCATTCTGTCCGTACAACATTGGCCCCGGTAAGTGCTTCCCGTCGACGTTTTATAAACGAATTAATGCAGGCGATCGAAAAGGTGCCTGTGAGGCGATTCGCTGGTGGATTAAGGACGGTGGCAGAGACTGCCGTATCCGTTCAAATAATTGCTACGGTCAGGTCTCACGGCGTGACCAGGAGAGCGCGCTGGCGTGCTGGGACATCGACAGATAGCAGAATATTTTCCTGAAAAATGACGTTGGCCAACGCGGGTGGATAACACGAAATCCTGAAAACTGGTAAAACCTAAGTGAATAAAAGTAAAAACCCCGTTTGTTGGCAGCAAGCGGGGTTTTGTGTTTTCTGACCTTGAGCAAGGCAAGGGAGAAATTATGGGTAGGGAGGTACTTTCCCTGTGAGGAAGTATAAAAGATTCTTTCTGAGGTTGTCCATTATGAAAGGCATTGAAGTGGAGACGCCAGCCAGTCTGGATTTAACAAGAGCGGCAGCTTTTGCCATTCGTATTGTGGCCATTGCTGTTCTGGTCTGGGCAATCCGTTGGTGGTGATATGAACCGTGTTCTGTGCGTGGTTATCATTGTCCTGCTGGTGGCCTGTGGTGCGCTTAGTCTGGGGCTGAATCATTACCGTGATCACGCCATCATCTACAAAGAGCAGCGCGATAAAAAAGCCAGTGAGCTGGAGCTGGCGAACGCGACAATTACTGATATGCAGATACGCCAGCGTGATGTCGCTGCACTTGATGCCAGATACTCGAGGGAATTAGCCGATGCGAGAGCTGAAAATGAAACTCTGCGTGCTGATGTTGCCGCTGGTCGTAAGCGCCTGCGGATCAACGCCACCTGCTCCGGTACCGTGCGTGAAGCCACCGGCACCTCCGGCGTGGATAATGCAACCGGCCCCCGACTGGCAGACACCGCTGAACGGGATTATTTCATCCTCAGAGAACGGCTGATGGCAATGCAGAAGCAACTGGAAGGAGCACAGGAATATATCCGTACCCAGTGTATACCGTGATATTTTGTTATGAAGGTGTTACTGGTAACGTTAAGGTAATTTAACAAAGAGTCAGTTCCGGACTTTATAGTGTGCTCAGTTCATGGCCAAAAACGATTTCTGTGATAAATATTTTGAATATTATTTACAGGTAAATGGAGTGGGGCACATGGATAGAAATATTACAATAGAGAATGAAGTATATGCCCGTATTGTATGGGCAGAGAAGGCAAAAACACGGTAATTCCGTGTGTTGCCATGATACCTGATTGGCAGAATAGTTGTTTGGTTTTGAGTATATAGTCAGCGTTTTTTGTTCAGTAATTGCTCCCTCAAAAAATAATAAAACAAGGTGATTATTTTTGTTTATTATTTAGTTTTTTTTGTGTGTTGTTTTATTGTTTTTGCGTGGTTTGTTTTTTATTGTTATTTCATTAAGGGAAGGTAAATTCAGGATGGCAGTCTGTAGATAATCGGAGGTCACTTATGCTACATGATCACGTGGCAGAATGTCTGGAGAAAAAAGGACTGTACCGGAGAGCAGCTGAACGATGGGCAAAAGTGATGGTACAGCTAAGTGATGACCAGAAAAGAAAAGTGGCGGCACAGAAACGAGCAGAGTGTTTGCGTAAGGCGCGCCGGACTCCGGTTTCACCGGTGAACCTGACCGAAATAAAACAAGCGGTCAACAGACTACATTCTGAGTTGGGAATGGGATTTGAAGAGCGGCGGGTATTCCGACGATATAAAGGGACAGGAGAACAGAATACGTCCGGAAACGCGCGGTCAAAAAAATGCTAAAAAATATCTGAGAGAGTTATTGCCTGTTACCATAAGAAAAAGCGACTTTAGTGGTCGCTTTTTGTGTCATATATAAGTCGTTTAAGTAAACCTGTCTGAACAGGTGCTCTGGTCGTGTTTGTCTTTGTTGGGTACAAATTGAGAATATTTTTCATTAATTAATCTTCTTCTGCAGGCTTCAATAACCCACGCTGAAAAATTACCTGAACCTTTCAGGTCAAGAGCGATGTTAATTTGTTCAATTATCTGGTTTGGAAATCGGATGTTGCGGGTTGTTGTTCTGCGGGTTCTGTTCTTTGATGACATAATGTTGCCCCGTATTCAGTGTTGCTGATTTGTATTATCTGAAGTTGCTTTTACGCTAATTTGATGCAGATCAATTAATACGATACCTGCGTAATAATTGATTATTTCTCGTGGTTTGATGGCGTACACACATGTCGTGATAAACCTCATGTAGATGATAATTATTATCATTTTCGTGGGTCCTTTCCGGCGATCCGACAGGTTACGGGGCGGCGACCTCGCGGGTTTTCGCTATTTATGAAAATTTTCCGGGGAAAATCATGTCGGTACTTCTCGAACATAACTATTTGTTTTTCTAATATCGAATCCGTAAAGGTCCGACATGAAAACGCCTGAAAAAGTCATTTTCGGGCACTTTCATGTCGGACCCTGTATTTGTTGTGAGACTGTTTCATGAAGGTTAATAAAAAGAAACTTGCCGAAATTTTCAAAGTGGATCCGCGAACGATTGAACGCTGGCAGTCTCAGGGGCTCCCTTGCGTCTCCGGAGGTGGTAAGGGCGTTGAATCTGTATTTGATACCGCCACGGCAATTCAGTGGTATGCGCAGAGGGAAGCTGATATCGAAAATGAAAAACTCCGTAAAGAGGTTGAGGATTACAGGGCTGCCAGCGAGGCAGATCTCCAGCCTGGGACTATTGAGTACGAACGCCATCGACTTACGCGTGCGCAGGCTGACGCCCAGGAGCTGAAGAATGCCAGAGACTCCGCAGAAGTGGTGGAAACCGCATTCTGTACTTTCGTGCTGTCACGGATCGCAGGTGAAATTGCCAGTATTCTTGACGGGATCCCTCTCTCAGTACAGCGGCGTTTTCCGGAACTGGAAAACCGACATGTTGATTTCCTGAAACGGGATATTATCAAAGCCATGAACAAAGCAGCCGCGCTGGATGAACTGATACCGGGGTTGCTGAGTGAATATATCGAACAGTCAGATTGATATTCTGCGGCGTGATGTACGCGCCGGGCTGCGAGCCCTGTTCAGGCCGGAGCCACAGACTGCCGTTGAATGGGCGGATGCCAGTTACTATCTCCCGAAAGAATCCGCATACCAGGAAGGGCGCTGGGAAACACTACCCTTTCAGCGGGCTATCATGAATGCGATGGGCAGCGACTACATCCGCGAGGTGAATGTGGTGAAGTCTGCCCGTGTTGGTTATTCAAAAATGCTGCTGGGTGTTTATGCTTACTTCATAGAGCATAAGCAGCGTAACACCCTTATCTGGTTGCCGACGGATGGTGATGCCGAGAACTTTATGAAAACCCACGTCGAGCCTACCATCCGCGATATTCCGTCGCTGCTGTCTCTGGCCCCGTGGTATGGCAAAAAGCACCGGGATAACACGCTCACTATGAAGCGTTTCACCAATGGTCGTGGCTTCTGGTGCCTGGGCGGTAAAGCGGCAAAAAACTACCGTGAAAAGTCGGTTGATGTGGCGGGTTATGATGAACTTGCTGCCTTTGATGAGGATATTGAACAGGAAGGCTCTCCGACGTTCCTGGGCGATAAGCGTATTGAAGGCTCGGTCTGGCCAAAGTCCATCCGTGGCTCCACGCCCAAAGTGAGAGGCACCTGCCAGATTGAGCGTGCAGCCAGTGAATCCCCGCATTTTATGCGTTTTCATGTTGCCTGCCCGCACTGCGGGGAGGAGCAGTATCTTAAATTTGGCGACAAAGAGACGCCGTTTGGCCTCAAATGGACGCCGGATGACCCCTCCAGCGTGTTTTATCTCTGCGAGCATAATGCCTGCGTCATCCGCCAGCAGGAGCTGGACTTTACTGATGCCCGTTATATCTGCGAAAAGACCGGGATCTGGACCCGTGATGGCATTCTCTGGTTTTCGTCATCCGGTGAAGAGATTGAACCGCCTGACAGTGTGACCTTTCACATCTGGACGGCGTACAGCCCGTTCACCACCTGGGTGCAGATTGTCAAAGACTGGATGAAGACGAAAGGGGATACGGGAAAACGTAAAACCTTCGTGAACACCACGCTCGGTGAGACGTGGGAAGCGAAAATCGGCGAACGTCCGGATGCTGAAGTGATGGCAGAGCGGAAAGAGTATTATTCAGCGCCCGTTCCTGATCGTGTGGCTTACCTGACCGCCGGTATCGACTCCCAGCTGGACCGCTACGAAATGCGCGTATGGGGATGGGGGCCGGGTGAGGAAAGCTGGCTGATTGACCGGCAGATTATTATGGGCCGCCACGACGATGAACAGACGCTGCTGCGTGTGGATGAGGCCATCAATAAAACCTATACCCGCCGGAATGGTGCAGAAATGTCGGTATCCCGTATCTGCTGGGATACTGGCGGGATTGACCCGACCATTGTGTATGAACGCTCGAAAAAACATGGGCTGTTCCGGGTGATCCCCATTAAAGGGGCATCCGTCTACGGAAAGCCGGTGGCCAGCATGCCACGTAAGCGAAACAAAAACGGGGTTTACCTTACCGAAATCGGTACGGATACCGCGAAAGAGCAGATTTATAACCGCTTCACACTGACGCCGGAAGGGGATGAACCGCTTCCCGGTGCAGTTCACTTCCCGAATAACCCGGATATTTTTGATCTTACCGAAGCGCAGCAACTGACTGCTGAAGAGCAGGTCGAAAAATGGGTGGATGGACAGGAAAAAAATACTGTGGGACAGCAAAAAGCGACGCAATGAGGCGCTCGACTGCTTCGTTTATGCGCTGGCGGCGCTGCGCATCAGTATTTCCCGCTGGCAGCTGGATCTCAGTGCACTGCTGGCGAGCCTGCAGGAAGAGGATGGTGCAGCAACCAACAAGAAAACACTGGCAGAATACGCCCGTGCCTTATCCGGAGAGGATGAATGACGCGACAGGAAGAACTTGCCGCTGCCCGTGCGGCACTGCATGACCTGATGACAGGAAAACGGGTGGCAACGGTACAGAAAGACGGACGGCGAGTGGAGTTTACGACCACTTCCGTGTCTGACCTGAAAAATACATTGCTGAGCTGGAAGTGCAGACCGGCATGACACAGCGACGCAGGGGACCAGCAGGATTTTATGTATGAAAATGTCCACCATTCCCACCCTTCTGGGGCCGGACGGCATGACATCGCTGCGTGAATATGCCGGTTATCACGGCGGTGGCAGCGGATTTGGTGGGCAGTTGCGGGCGTGGAACCCACCGGGTGAAAGTGTGGATGCAGCCCTGCTGCCCAACTTTACCCGTGGCAATGCCCGCGCAGACGATCTGGTACGCAATAACGGCTATGCCGCCAACGCCATCCAGTTGCATCAGGATCATATCGTCGGGTCTTTTTTCCGACTCAGTCATCGCCCAAGCTGGCGCTATCTGGGCATCGGGGAGGAAGAAGCCCGTGCCTTTTCCCGCGAGGTTGAAGCGGCATGGAAAGAGTTTGCCGAAGATGACTGTTGCTGCATTGACGTTGAGCGAAAACGCACGTTTACCATGATGATTCGGGAAGGTGTGGCCATGCACGCCTTTAACGGTGAACTGTTCGTTCAGGCCACCTGGGATACCCGTCCCTCGCGACTGTTCCGGACACAGTTCCGGATGGTCAGCCCGAAGCGCATCAGCAACCCGAACAATACCGGCGACAGCCGGAACTGCCGTGCCGGTGTGCAGATTAATGACAGCGGTGCGGCGCTGGGATATTACGTCAGCGAGGACGGGTATCCTGGCTGGATGCCGCAGAAATGGACATGGATACCCCGCGAGTTACCCGGCGGTCGTGCTTCGTTCATTCACGTCTTTGAACCCGTGGAGGACGGGCAGACCCGCGGTGCAAATGTGTTTTACAGCGTGATGGAGCAGATGAAGATGCTCGACACGCTGCAGAACACGCAGCTGCAGAGCGCCATTGTGAAGGCGATGTATGCCGCCACCATTGAGAGTGAGCTGGATACGCAGTCAGCGATGGATTTTATTCTGGGCGCGAACAGTCAGGAGCAGCGGGAAAGGCTGACCGGCTGGATTGGTGAAATTGCCGCGTATTACTCCGCAGCACCGGTCCGTCTGGGAGGCGCAAAAGTGCCGCACCTGATGCCGGGGGACTCACTGAACCTGCAGACGGCTCAGGACACGGATAACGGCTACTCCGTGTTTGAGCAGTCACTGCTGCGGTATATCGCTGCCGGGCTGGGTGTCTCGTATGAGCAGCTTTCCCGGAATTACGCCCAGATGAGCTACTCCACGGCACGGGCCAGTGCGAACGAGTCGTGGGCGTACTTTATGGGGCGGCGAAAATTCGTCGCATCCCGTCAGGCGAGCCAGATGTTTCTGTGCTGGCTGGAAGAGGCCATCGTTCGCCGCGTGGTGACGTTACCTTCAAAAGCGCGCTTCAGCTTTCAGGAAGCCC